ATTAGCCAACTGAAAATCTTTCACCGCCGCCACGGTCACAGGACCCCACACCCCATCGACGGTGACGCCGACAGCGGCCTGGACCGCCTCGACATCGACAGCGGCCAGAGGTGCCGTTGTGGCCGTGGCTGTTGTTGTGGTCGGGGCGATTGTGTCGGCCAGGGGGATAGCGTCGGGAATCGCGACGGGTGGCGGTTCGGGTGGCGGTTCGAAAGCTACCGACATGGCGTAGATGCCTGCGCCGGCCAGCGCGAACGCTATGAGTAGTGCTATGGCGCGGCGTACCGATTGTTTCATTTCGAATCCCATCATTTGGCCTCGGTGTCTTGGCGTCGACCGAGCCACGCCCGTACCAGTTCTTCAACTGGGGCGCCGGTGGCCAAACCGGCGACGAGCCAGTAAGCGACCGTCGGTGGGGCGAACTCGGGAACGAAAGCGTCGATCGCTACCAACCCGAGTACCGCCGATATGCCGAAGACAACCAGCGCCGTTGGTGTCTTGTTATGTGCTGTTTGATCCGCCACCCATTCGCCCGATCCTGTTGATACTTACAGATGCCACGGCGCCGCCCACGAACAGGGCGGCACCGATCCACGAGGCGAGTAGTAGCGCCAGTACCCATACAAGCGCTGCTGCTAGAGCCCACACATCGATTCCGGTCATGGTTACGGCTTCATGCCGATCGCCTGCCAGCTGAACGGCTCGGTGATCGCACCGGATGGTGCGTCGTCGATGCCGGGTCCGTGGAACACTTTGTCGTAGTGGACTTGGGTGGTTGTCTTGACGCTGTGCTGGACGACGAACAGATCGCTGGTGGTAGCAGCCTCGACATTGGCGACAAACGAGTAGCCGGTGTCGGCGAACGCTGCGGGGAACACGATGTCCCCGAGCGACGCGGTGCCAGGCACGACACCCCACTGCATCCGCATGGTCCCGATATCGAAGTACCCGGACGCTGCCTGATCGTTAGTGACGAGGTCAGTGCTCGGGATGACGGTTTGCTGGCCGGCGTCGGGCATGACGACCGTGGATGTGGGGAGCTGCTTGACGGAAATGTTGTAGTACGAGGGGAAGATGTTGGAGGCGGCGGACGTCCCAATCAGGATCGCTATTGAGTCACCGGCCACCAAGTCGCCAGACCAAGAAACAGGGACGGGGTGGTTCCTGTCGGCAGTGGCGTCGCCTTCGTTGAATCCGACGGCAAGCAGTTCAACGTCGTTGCGGGCGATCTGGACCAGTGAACGTGCGCCCACGGTGTTGTTGATGATGCCCAAGTTGACATCGATCTCGTAGCGGCCGTCGACAGCGACTGTGAGGGAGTCCGCCCCGATAGCGACATCGCTCGAATTGGAAACCGCTGGAGTGCTCAGATCAAGTTTCTGACCAGTTGGCAACAGTGCCGTAGCATCAGAGCTGGCCACCACGGCCACCGACCCCATGTTGCCTTCCTCTGTGGTCTCAGACTCGTTGAGATAGGCGTAAGCCAGTGATGTCGGGGTGACCATCCCGGCCAGGACTGTTTGCCCGCCGCTGAATGTAGAGGCTGAGTCCTCGACCAACAGAACGATACCGATAGGCGAGACACCGGACTGGTCGGCGTTGTCCCTGTTGACGGTGATTTCGTTGACGCCAGTGATATAGATCGACGGGCGGTGGTCCGAAGCGTTCGGGGCGCTCGAACCGTTGCCGTGTGCAGCGTAGGCCGAACGGATCGCAGCGGTCGCCGGGACGACGGCGGCGCCAAGCTGAAGGACAGTCTGGTCATCCTGGAACGAGTAGAAATCAAGGTAGACCCTGCGGAAACTGCTGCCTTCGTCGATGTAGCGGATCGAGTTGATCGCCAACTGGCCCGTCGTCGGGGTTGTGCCTGTGATCAAGGTGTGTGACGTGGATGTCAGTTCGGTGAGCGGAGCTGTCTGGACTGGGTCCGTTGTCGAAGTTGCGCCGACAACGGACACGACCCACTGGCCAGCCGCGATGTCATCGGCCCGGAACTGAGTGCCTGCCGCATAGTTCGAGAAGTGGAACAACCCGTCGACCGACCCGTTGAGCTGTTCGCCTGCAGCGGGGGCCAGCGAGGCGGTGTTGGTGACGTCTTCGTTGGCGAAGAACACGATAGCGCCAGCGCCCGTAGCGGCAGGCAACACCTCAGCCACGGCACCGGCCGAAGAGTCGATCACCGTAGCGACAGCGGCCGACGCTGGGACGTATGGGTAATCCCAGTCTATGTCGAGCAGATCAATCGAATCGACGCGAGACACGTCCTCTGTGCCGAGCGCAGCGGCATCCGAATAGGCCGGGTACAGCCGCCAAGTCAAGGCACCAGCGACCCCGGTGAACGCCAACACCCACTCGAAATAGCCGTCCCGAGTCAACGTCGAAACCACCGACGGGGCAACCCCGGTTCCAAGCTGGGTGACAGTCGTCGAACCGTCAAACGGGTTCATCACGGCGGTCGCCAGATTCGCCGCAGCGAAATCAGCGGTCTGAACAGCGAACCCGTGGCCAGGCGTACCGACATCGGCAACCCGAACCCGGACATACTGGGTTCCGGTGACCGGAGCCGCCCCTGGCCCGGTGTAGAACCCGGCGTCTGTGCCGCTGTTGTCGGCAAGGCGAGTCGAGAACGAATTGTTCAGCCCAGCCTGAACCTGAATCGGAGTGTCAACGTTTGAAGTGCTCCACTGAGAAGCCTTCACCGTCAAATCGGTGAGCGGACTGTTGTTGACCTCGATCGCAACACCCGAACCGTCCACCGCGTAGACGCCCTCAGCCAAAGCCGGGTCAGGGGTGTCGGAACCGTTGTAGTAGGCGGTTACATCAACCAGCGATGCCGTGGTGACCGCAGCTTGAATCTCGGCCAACGATGGCAGACCGGTCACGGCCGGGGCTACGGCGGTGTTGGTCAGGTGGGCCAGGTCGTTCCCTGCTGCCACGCCGAACACGTCGAGGCTGAGCTGGAAATCGTAGATCGGATTCATGCTGGCTTCCATCGGCGGAGCCAAAGTGGCCCCGTCGGTCAGCAGCCAGTACAGGTCATTAGGGCCACTGACAAAGGTGACGGTTACTGAGATGGTCTGACCTGCTGCCACGCTGATCGGCGCAGCGAACGACGCGACGTCGTTCGCCGACACAAACCCTCCACCAGCAGGGGCGGAAGCGGTGAAGTCGAGGGAGCTGCCCAGAAGGGTACCGCCGAGGCCAACCCCGTCATAAACATCGACACGTGCGACGTTCCCAGCAGTGTCCTGCGACGTGCTGACAGTAATCTCGCGGATCTCACCTGCAGCTGAATGCACGATCGTCTGGTAAGCAGCGGCAGCGACAGCGAAAGCCAACGAGTCGACACCGTCAAGAGTCCGAAAACTCTCAACCGGAATCTCGCTCGGTTCGTTCAACCGGGTCACGGCACCGCTGCCATCAACGTCGTACACGTAGGTCGGGTTGTCGGCGTCGATGTCGGTGCCGGTGTAGTACAGCAGTACCCCGGTGATCGTGTTGGTCGTGACGTACGCCTGAACCTCGGTGTCGGTAGGCGCCTGCGGCAGAGCCGGAGCCAGGGCGGTATCGGTCACATGAACGCGGTCTAAAGCGGCGCCGCTGCCCGTACCAAGCGCAGTGACAGCGCCATTCGCATCAACCAGAAACAACGCCGTCGCCGGATCGGCCTCAACGTCAGTGCCGGTGTAGCGGACCAGCGCATCAACAATCGACCCCGCCGTGGTGAACACCGTGATCTCGGCCTCGGTCGGCTCACCCGGCACGGCAGGTGCGACCGACGTGTCATCGGCAAACTCTCGTGCCCGGCCATCAGCCTTCGCCTCGTTAGCGTCGATGATCACACCGAAAGAGATCAGGTCGGCGTCGATCTGGGCGAACTGTGCCGCCAGATCAGCAGCGACCTGATTGTGCGTGTCCGTCGCAATGATTGGGTCTGGCGTGAAAGTCTTGTTCGTTGGCATCAGCCAGCTCCTTCTAAGGGGTTAGAAATAGGTCGTCGGTCATAAACGGGTCGTGCGCCACTGGCGTCTGGTTTTCCCAGTCGGCCAACACGGTCGGGTCGGCGCCCATCAGACGCCACGTATCGCCCGTATCGGCAGTGACAGCGGTATCGCCGCGCTCTGCGTCGGTCAAGGTCACAAGGTCAGCGTTGGCGGGCACTTCGCCCCAGTGGTTGTTAGACACCGTCGGCGCCACCACCAGAACACGGGCGTCGACCTGCGCCTGAGTAAGGCCAGTACCGCCACCGCCGCTACCGCCGAGGTAGACGTTGCTCACCGGTCAGACTCGAACGTGAGATCGCCGGCAGTCAGCGAGTGGACCGAAATGTCAAGGTCGCCGTTGGCCTGGACCAGCACCCTGACGTCGGCGTGTTGGACGTCCATGTTCCGTTCCTTCGCTTCCGCTGGGCAGTGTTCCTGATTGGGTGCCTGCGGGTCGGCCACGGTCCCGTCGAGCGCGACGGTCACAGGGTCGGTGTGCCCGTCCTTCACTAGGGTGAGCGTGGAACGGTGGTGTACCCCGGCGCTGTGCCCGAACCCTGTGAGTGTGAACGTTTCGGCGCCGGTCCCGCCGTGCGCCATGATTTGGGAATAGATAGACGGCATGAAGCGCTCTCCTAAGGTAGTGATGTTTCGACAGTGAAACCGAGGAAAAGATTACGGTTGCCGCCCGCAAGTTTCCGGGCGTGACAAGTCAAATCGGCCGCAAGGGCGGAACGGTTCATCACGCCACACTCGAACGTCGTCCGATACACGAGGTTGTTGGCGTTGGTGTTCGCAGTGGGGAACGCCGACCTGAGCGACTGATACACCGGCCGCCACTCCAGCAAGTTCACATTGTTCAGCCCGGCGTCCCACGAGTCAGAGTTGATCGCCGTGAGCAAACCGAACGCCACTTCGAAATCGGTGACGTCGGCGTTGTTGATCCGGTACCAGTAATGGATCCGTTCGACAACTGCGCCCGGTGGGATCATGATTGATGTGCGGTCGTTCTGGTTGCTGATATCCGGTGTCGCCCCGGTGCCCGAATCGTCAGACCAGACTTCGTTGTTGAGGCCCCACTGCTCGTTCATCCCGTACCACGTGTCGACGACGCTCAGCGTGTGGCGACCAGAATACGAATCTGTCGACAAGTACTTGGGTGCGGCGCCGCGGACGATCACAACCGGATTCTGATCCTCCGGATCAAACACCTGAACAGGCGTGACTGCGTCCGAAGAAACGTTCTCGATGACGATAGGCGAACTGCCATCGGCGCCGATGCCGTATGGTGCGACCGAACGGACACGGACCGACGCCAGCGCAGCTGCCGCGCCGGTAGCGTTCGACACTTTTAGGTTGCGGACGGTCACGCCACCCTGGCCGATAGCCGCAGCGTACAGGTCGTCGTATCCGTCGACCTCGAACCCGTCGATCAGAATGTTTGCGTCGTCCACGTCCGTGGCGTAGTTCACGCCCGGCTCCAAGATGCCGAGGACACCCTGCCCTGCGCCGCCATTCGGGCCAGCGGGCAGGTAGGTGGTGTCTTTCGAACGGCCGCCAAGAACGGTGATGTCGGTTACGCCGCGCTTGAACTCGATCGAGTCCGTTGTCATCCCTACGAACTGCGGGTTGATGATCTCCAAATCGTGCGACTTGTCCTGCCCGATCGTCGCCGTCGAACCCTTACCCAGATATAGGCCCTCGAGCTCCTGCGGGTTCAAAGCGCCAACGTCGGCAGGGCCGACCTTCGGGCAGAGGATGCGCCCATACTCAGACCAAGTGCCAATGTCGCCAGTGAACGACTGCCACGCAATGTGCGCGGACCCGTCCGACAACGAACACTCGACGTGACCGATCACCGTAGGGTGCTCGGCCGTGCCCTTCACGCCCTGATATCGAATGTTGTCGAACCCGCCGACCACCTTCACATTCTCAACCCAAACGTGAGCGACCTCGCCCACATCGATCGTCGGGTTAGCGGCAGTACCACCCATCAGGACATCGGGGTCGGCAGTGAACCTCACCGGCTTGCCCGGTGTGCCGCCAACCATCGGGTTAGCACGGCCAGAGAACAGGTCGCCACGCATGTCGAAGTAGCCGACAATCTGAGCGCCCGTCCCACCGTCCGGGTGGCGCAGATGAACAACATCGCCCGCAGCTATCGAGGCTGCAGTCTTGAGTGCGTCGAGTTCGGCGGCGGTGTTGATGACGTGACGTGTTCCGCCCGTGGCCGGGTCGACGATTTGCGACTGGCCGCACGTCGGACACTCGAGCGGTAGCGCCGGGTCGATCCAGTGTCCCTCATACTTGGCGAACTTCTTACCGTCCGGGCAGCGGACGTTCGTAACGAACACCTCTACATCATCAACCAGAGCGTCATACGGCAGCTGCGTCAGTCGCCGCGGCGCCGTCGGAACCCACTTGGCTGTGGCCGTGCTGTAGCGAACAGAGTTGCCCGCGACGGTCGCCTCGAACCCGTCGAGCGGCGTGACGGGCAGTGAAGCCACATCGGCGACAACAGAGTCGGGCAGTATCCACGCCATTTATGAGACTCCAGTGAGTGAAATGGTTGCGTTCAAATCTTCAGGCGGTGTCGCCCCGTCGGCGACGGTTACGATCGCCCGGAACTGGTCGCCAGCCACGACAGCCTCGCCGATGTTGTCGACGGCGTTACCGACAACATCGGCCCCGACAATCGTCAACACCGGGTTCGCAGCGAATGCTGTGACTCTGCGTTCAAGTTCGACGGTGAAAGCGTTGTTCGAATCGTTGCTGGTGATGGCCATGCTGAACTTGTCGAGCGTCCCGCTAACCGGGCAAGCAATCCAGTTGGTGAAGTAGCCGACGCCGATCGTGCCGTCTCGGCTGCCGAGGTTCAGGGTCGTTGAGTTGGTCGCAGCCGCCGCAGTCGCCCCGGTCGCCTTATCGATCGACTCGTGCCGCAACAGACCGGTCGCCGAGTTTGTCCACTTCTCCCAGACACCGCCACCCCAAACCTCGAACGCCACCTTGGAGACACCGAAGGGCGCTTCAAGCTCCCAGTAGGTGTTATCGTCCGGCTGATAGCGGGTACGGATGTACGTGTCAACCTCGGCGTCGGAAATTATGGTGCTCTCAGCGTTCGGCTGTTCGGCGTACTCAACCGTCGAGAAACCACGACCAATAGACATATTAAACCGGGTGCCGGTAGACCCCTGGGTGCCGAAATTGAAGTTGGCATTACGGACATGCAGCCCATCGATGTTCGCAAGCCCTGGGCAGTCCCAGCGGAACTGAGCGCCAGCCCCGCCATCGTCCAGGTTTTTCTCCCAGTAGCAGTCGGTGACCCAAATGCCCCGCATCGGCAACCCGGTCACGTCTGCGGCGTCAACCTCGACGACGAGGCCCTCACGTTGGTTCCCTTCAAACGTGCAGTGATTAATGGAGACGGCGACGCCTTGTCGGATCAGCGCACCCTGAGCGCCGTTCGTTTGAATGCGACACCCCATGAGGCGCATCGTTGTATTTCGCCCAGCGGTAACAACAGCAGGGTCGGACATGAAGCCAACCCCAAGGTTCTCGTACAAGTCGCATTCGTTCATTTTAAGAAAGACGACTTGAGCGGCGAACACTCCCGACCTGACGCACCCGGTCACGTCGACACGATCCATGACCGACGACCCGGACTTGAAGCCGCCCGTCCCGTCGCCTAGCTGTATGCCGTCGATACCGACACCGCCCCCGTCAACCGTCAAGTCTCGAAGGACAGACCGGAGCGTTCTGATAGAGCCGCCCCCGACCTTGATCCCGGTTGGGCCACTGAAACGCAGCCTCGTCGCGGCAGCCGAAACACCCTCGATCACAACGTCGTCGTGGAGTTGTAGGGTGCTCGCCAGACGCAGCGGCCCAGCGGGCAGCAAGACCTTCCCCGGCTCGCCGCCCGCTATGTCAGCGGCCCGCTGGATCGCTGCGTTAATTCCTGGCACTGCGTCGGTTGTGTCATCCGCTACTACGTTGGCGTGGACGTCTCCCCGACTAACAGAAGATCTAACAAGCATTGGCTGTCCTTAGTTAGTGACGACGTTCCAGCCGTTGGTCGTGAGGGTCGCTGCGTCGAGAAGGCCCGCTGCTGATGGTGCGGCGTTGACAGGTCCATCGAGAGTCAACTCTTGGGAGCCGACCGGGGTGACGGCAGCGGCGACCATGTCCGCCAATAGCTGGTCGATTTCGGTCTGTGTGAGCCCACCTGCAGATGCAGCACTGTATGACAGGTCCAGGGCTGTATTTATGGCTGGAGCAAACGACGTCGGCCATGTCACCGTTGAAGGCGTCATGGCGAGAGTGAACGTGAGTAGCCCCGCAGGGGCTTGGTCTGCGGGGCCAGAGATAATCGAATCGCCGACGTCGAGCCTCAACCTCGTGAGCCCTGCAGGCAGGTCCGTCGTGGCGCTGGTGATCACCGTGTTCGACTGGTGGGTCTGGAACGAAGTCAAACCCACAGGCAACTCCAGCCCGGTACCAGTGACCGCTACCTGAGTGAGGAACGCCGCGAATACTGTTAGCCCAGCGGGGAGAGCGGCCGCAGCGATTGTCAATGTCGAATTGGTTTCGTCGATTTGGACGTTCGTCAGCCCAGCGGGGAGGGTCGTACCACCGATGTTGCTGCCGGTGTTGCTGAGTAGTAGTGAGGTCAACCCTGCTGGCAGGTTCCCGCCCGTGGGGTCTTGAATGTTGCTGTTGCTGTTGTTGGCTCTCAGCGTCGTCATGCCTGTTGGCAGGTCTGCGGCGTTGCCGATGATCGACGCAGGCGTATTGAAAGCGTCGAGGATGGTGAGGGTTCGTGGCAGGTCTGCCGTGCCGCCAGAAAGCGTTGAAGCTGTGCCGTCGATCTGGAGTCTGGTCAACGTTGAGGGCAGATCAGAGACCCCGACGTTTAGGCCCCATTCGGGCTGGCCGAGCATGTTGATTCGTGTGATGTCAACAGATGTCCGCCACCTGAGCTGCACTGCGCCCGTGTATGCGGCGCCGTAGGTGTGGCTGTCTGTGCCCCCGGAGGCCGGGTTGGTGACGGTTCCGTCGCCCCACACGAACTGCACGTCGGTCGGTGTTCCAACGTATTCGACGATGACGTTCAGAGTAGAGGCTGCTACCGCCGCGAAGTTTAGGGTTTGCCACTGGGATACGACGGTTGATGGCGTGCAATTGAAAGGAGCCGACCCGGTGATGCGTGCCTTGTATTCGCCCGCCAACGCGTCGGGTGCGAACATGATCGATACCGGCGCATCCGGGGCGGCCCCCAACTGACTCCATTTCGGCAGTACATAATCGCCGGTCGCTTGCTCGATCAAGATCACTGACGTAACCATGTCGAAGTTGTGGGCGATGTCGACGTTGTTTCCAGCAGGTATGTCTGCTTCTGGCGCCGCGGTCACCACCGGGCAGTTGAGAGCCCCATACTGAACGCCGACGGGCTCAAGCGAAATTGTCGTCCCGCCATCGAGTGTGACCACATCAAACTGGACAGACGTGTCGCCGCCGACGGTAGAAAGATCGCCCAACGTTTCGGCCCACACGCCCTCGGTTTGTCTCCAGTCGAAGACTCGTCCGCCAGTGGCGTCCTGAAGTACTTTCACCCGGATTCGTTGCGCCTTGTTATCTGCAGCGGGGTCCCACCCGGTAAACGACAACGGTGAAACGTCCCCGACGAGTGTGAGTTCCGCCGCGTCGTGCCCGGTTACGTTCAAGACATAGCCGCCCGTCGCATCTTCTCGTGTGACGGTGACCAGATCGGATGGGATTAGGGGATCTTCGAACGGTGGCGGAACAGTCAGGTTCGTGCCTGAATGAGTCCACGCTTCGGCTGCTACCGGATTCGGAAAATTGACGATCGCCAAGCCGCCGACCGTTATGGTCGCCCTCTCAACCGTGCCCCGAATACACTCCCTGCCATCGGCCACGCCAGTCCCCAACCGAAACCGAGAACCCACATGAACGGGGACCAACCCATTGAAGAGAGTGACGAAAGGGAAGCTAACGGTCTCAAGGATTGTGAAGTCCTGCTCTTGGCTGTGTGATATGACTTCGTGTTTCTGTGACGCCACAGAAACGTCGACCTCGATCGTCGCTCCTAGGTGACGAAAGTCGAGACGAATCAGTAGCTTGCGTGCATCAGTTATCCCAACGTCGTAGACCGTCGAAACGGTCGTCCTCTGCGCCCCGGCAATCCCGTCGTCTGACCCGTACAGCTGAACCTGGCCGGTGGCGGACAGCCTCGCCGCCCAAGCCCGCAAATCTCCTGCGGTGATGTACTGCCCCAATATTCCCTGGTTGCCGTTCGAGTAGTCGTCAGAAAGGACAAGCCCCTCAGCCCGAAAATCAACCTGGGGGACCTGGATGGCAGCGCCGCTGATTATGTCCTGACCGCCCCCCGTCGCCAACACAACTGGCGGCTGCTTGGCGAACCAGCGATGTAGGTTGCCGTTGGTGTCTACCCGGTATTCCCACACGTCGCCGTTGGCGTCTGGGAAATCAGCGGTCGGACGCCACTTCGCTGTGACGCCGTCGGACTCGACCAGCTCGTGGCTGATGTTGTTGTCGATCGTCGTGTAGATCGTCCCGACATGAGCGGCCGTCAGGGTCGGCAGAGCAGCAGCGTTCGCCACTTTCGGGTAGCCGAAGTCGCGTAGCTCCGCCTGGACCCCATCGCCGACTGCCTGTAGATGTTGATCGACGATACGGTCAGGCATTTAACCGGCGAACCAGTACGTGCAGCGGTAGCCATTCAAGGCCGGAGTGGTCAGCGTGTTGATCACAATGTTCGTGTCATCGTTCGTCACATCAGCACCGACCCGAGCGTCATCAGATTCACGAGTGATCTGCACAACAAGCTGATGCCCGGCCAGGCCGACGATGCCGTGAGCGACAGTGAACGTTTGCGCCGCAGCATCACCGAACAAGAAGGACCCGCCACGGTTGTCGATCATCGTGTCGACATCGGTAACCGTCGGCACCGACAACGCAGCGTTAGCCACAATCTCGGCCGCAGTCGCCAGACGAACAACACCCTCGACCGTTGTCGTGGCCGAAGTGACACCAGCAGACGGCCCGATAGTCGACCACGCCTGAGCGTCAGTGCCGACCGTGACATCGTCAGCGGTCTGCATCATCAGCTTGTCTTGATTGGCCGTTCCCTCTTCGACAGCGACAACCGCGGCGTCAGCCTCCGAACCGCCATCAAGATCGGTGACCCGAGTCATCGGAACGGCCGCGCCGTTCCACAGGTAAATGCCGTTCTCGATCGGGTCGGTATTCCCGCCGATCAACAAACGATCACCAGCGACCATCGCCACGCCATCGATCGTCGCGCCAGGCGCAGCGATCGGAACATCAACAGCGAGCTCGGCGGCACGAACAGCGGCCTTGACGTTGTTGACCTGCTGATCGATCAGCTTCCGCCACTTGTTGTTGACAGCATCCCAATAGGCGATACAACCCGAGGCCGTCACGTACGCGATTTCACCGGCAGTGTTGCCCGTGGTTGTGGCGTTCATTGCCGCTTCGGAACCGAACGGGCGCCAACCGAACTGGAGCAGCTTGGCCCGGTCTACACCAGTACCATCCGCTTGGAGATCGACATCAATAATCTGGTCAGGCATTTCTCATAACTCCCCTTTAGTGGAACTTGGTTAGGTGGCGACCGAATGGCCGGTACGGGCAGACCCGAACTCGATCTGAACGGTGTTCAAGTCGATGAACGAAACTTGGCCGGTCACCGGAGAACCCGGCGCCGTCGGATCGAGCCCGTCGAACACACTGATCGAAACGTTCCGGCCGAGACCGTGAGCGTGAATCCATGTGGTCGAAGCGACCGTTTGAATGTGGACATCAGAATCAATGTCGGTGCCGCCACCGGTGGCCGACTCGGCCGACACGTAAGCGCCGGCCGTAGCGTCCCACCGGTAGATCCCCGGCTGGTTGACCCCATCGATGGCGGTCAACACGAACAGCTCGACACCCTCAACCAACGGCAGCGTCACACCGAGGTCGACTTCGTTGTTGCCCGTTGCCGGTGTGATCGTCGGGATAGAAACAACATCGGGCACGGTCAAACTCCTGCGAACCATAAAAGACGAATTGAGATCCTGCGGTGTGGCCGGGAACGTGCGGACACCGCCCGCCTCCTCGACCACAATGTCAATCGACACCAAACCTGGATGGGCCGACATCTCAGCAACAAGCGGCGTTGTCGTAGTCCCATTTGTAGGATCACCGACGATGTCGGCAGCCCATGCACCGAGAACCGTTTTGGTTTCCTCGTGGCGCAACACCCAAAAGATTCGGGTAGCGGCAGAAAAATCGATTGGGACACCGACCCGCGCCGGCCAGACCGGGTCGTTCAACACCTGCCGCACCAAGGCCGGGAGTGTGTCGCCCTGTTTCACCGTCGTACCAACAGCCATGCCTCAGCTCCCCGGTGGAACGGTTAGAACGAAATGAGCGTGAGCCTCGCCCGCTCCCGCAGACCACACGGCACCAGCCGGGGTCTCGGTCGTGTTCGAAGCGCCTCTCGATGCGATAGTGAAGCGGCGCCAGTCGGTCGCCCCGCCAAGGCCAGTGCCATCGAGGTGGACCGCGTAGCCTGTCGGGTGCGTCGTCATTTGATGCTGCTGCTGTGTGGTCGACAGGGCGAACACTAGGTAGTCGTCGACCACCGTGGCCGACGGGTAGCCGGTGTTCGCGTCGGTGTTCACGACCGGCCCGTAACCGTTGACCTTCGGCACCAGCCGGTCCAGACCGACAAGCCCCACTTGTTGGTGCTGCTCGCCGGCCAGCTTCTCGTAACCGAACGTGTAGTTCGCCGCGCCGTCGTCAGTGAACGACCACACCCGCACGCGCTGCACAAACTGGTAGACCGAAGCAGGCTGAACCTCGTAATCGATGACCGTCGTGGCGTTCGCTGGTTCTATCCACTGGTCGCCAGCGTTGTCGTAACCAGGCCCCGACACCACAGCGATAGCTATGAGCGTCCCGCCTGTGCCCTGGATCGGGTTAGGTAGTGTCCTAGTCGAAGCGCCACGACTAAAGCTCGCGTTCGCTACGTTCGCCTGAATCGACGGCTGCTGTATCTCTGCGGTCGGCGTCGATATCCAAGCAGGTTCGACCTCGGTTAGCCGAGTGAACCCGACACCCTCGGCCCGCATCTGAATCTCAATGAAGTACGGCCGTGACGATTCGGCGCCATCGAGGACCTTCACCCACTTAGTCAGATCGCCAGTAGTTGAACTGTTGAGCGCTTTCTCTTCGGTCGCCCACTGCCCACCGAGGTCATCCGTGGCGACCAGGCGGACATGGCCGGAAGCCGAGGGCGAAACGTTGGCGCTGAAACTGCAGCCAATCCACCAATCGCCGGACGTGTCCGGCGGCGATGACCTGAACCTTTCGACCGTTGTCCAGCTGGACGACGCCGCTATCCGGTTCGCTCCGGTGCCGCCCATCCTGGCGAACTCCCCACTAAACCGAGGCGGCCACAGTGTTGCAACCATCAGGTAACCCCCCGTTTCGTGGCCTCAGCCAACGCCCTAATCGACGCGACCTCGGCAACCAACTTCGACACATCCCGCAAATCGCGGGAACCGAACTCAACCGACCGCTCCCACTCGCCGCCAGTACCAGTCAACGAGACCTGAACGACCGGCAACTGCTCAAACACGTAATCGCCAGAGATCGTCGGCACAGCGACCTCGGCCAACCATCCGACGTCCAAGTCATTACCCCACAATGTGGCGTCAGGATCGACCGCCGTAACCGTCGTCTTAGGCCCCAACACCGCCGCCTGGCGGTCAACATGATCTTGAAGTTCAGCGCCAGACATGGACGGCTGATTCTCCAACTGCTCACGGTAACGACCGAGCCAAGTACTGTCGTGCGTCGAAGCCGTGCGAACTTCCCGCGCTGGTGCCGTCGTATCCGCACCAACGCCGATGATCTCTGTAGCCGTAGCTACCGTTCGGGTGACCGACACCTTCTGAATGTTCCCGTCACGTGCAGAGAACTTCGTAGCCGAAACCGGCCGAGGCAGGATCTCCCATTGCAGCTCGGCCGCCGCTGGCGTCTGAGCAGGAACGAACTTGCGTTGCAGGTAGTAGTCAGTGCCTTCAAGTAGTTCCCTGATAAGCCGTAGGCATTCGGCGCCCTGCGGCCTAACCGTCGTATTCGGCAGCGCCGACCCGCCAGCGAACACATCACAAGGCCACGGCGGCTCACGCTGGACATCAAGCGAATAGATACCCGCCAACTGGATGAACTGCGTGGCGACCGATACCGGGTCGCCAGTGGCCGAGGCTGTAGCGTACTGCCACCAGTTCGCCTCGGCCGCCGACGGCCGGGCCAACCTGTCAGCCAACAGCACGTTGAAGTCGGAACCGCTAGCGGTCCATACCTGGCCCTTGCCGAACACGTCATCGATGCGGAGACTTTCGAGCAGTCCTGTGTATCGCCAGCTTGTGTCAGCGTCGCGTATCGCCACCCCGGGCCGATCCGCCGAAGCCCAGTCGGCCAGCAGGCCACGGTTAGCATCAACCGTCGGCGCCTCGAACGACCACGACCCAACGTGGCCGTCGCGCTCCACAGCGGAAACGCTGCGCCAGCCATTCAAGTGGCCGACCACATCGAGCGAATCGAGCAGTTCGACGATCAGCAATTTTCGTACCTGTTGATCCAAGTGAAATCGAACGTACCGATCGACGAATCGCCGTTCTGGTTTAGCCCCGAAACGTTGATGAAGTTCCGGCCCGGTTCGAGACCCCACAATTCAGACGGTGCATCAAACTCCCAGATGCGCGCCCCGCCATTCAAGAACGCCCCGGTCTCGCCACGCGGGTCGGTGCGGATCTCGAGGGTGTCGCCGATGTTCTCGAGCTTTTCGGTGAACCGCCACGTCTGCCCGGTGCGAAGGTTCATCGCCGTGATGTTCTCGGTGACGCCCGTGATTGTCCATGTCGGCCAAACTTTGGCTGTCGCATCGATAACAAGGTTGATGTGGTTGATCCCACCGCCGAAAGCGTTATTGAACTTCCTCGGAGCGATACCCGATATCGCACCGACACCATCGATCCAGTACGGATCATGCGCCCGGAACCTCAACCGCAACTCAGCGTTGTCGACCAGGAAATTCTGGACAGCAACACCATCGAGCCCGGAAATGTAGCGAGCGAAAATCGACCGGCGCGTATTCCTCGTGCCCGCCGTTTCAACCTCGATCTCGACATCAACCTCGACGTCGCGAACCATCTCCGTCAGCTGTTCAATCAGGTTGTCTTGCTCGCTGTTCGTCGCCTCAGCGATCCTGACCGGAAGGATCAGGTCTCTCGGTGCGTAACCGGTCGATGAGACAACCTCGCCGGGGAGTCCACCGAGACGGCCTGCGTTGACAATCACCGGAGACGTACCCCACAGCGAAGCGTTCTGCGCCAGGTGGAACGGGCCGCCAGGGCAGGCCAACACGATCCGGTCGCCCTTCGTGCCCGACAGGGTTACGGTTCGTTCGACGGTCACGCTCCGAGCTCCATGCGAACGAGTAGGTCGAACTCTGCGGCTAGGTCCCGGCCGGGTTGGGTGACGACGGTCATGTTCTCTGCGATCTGCCGCACCGTTGGCTGCCCGCCCCCGCGCTGTTCACGGAGCACGTTGCGGAACACCTCGGCCATTGTCGACTCTGGTGTGGTGATTTCGGGGTTTGATCTGGCGCCGGGGTATTCGCCGAACACGCCGACAGTAGGTGTGCGCGCTACGTTCCCGTCAGCGAAGAACGGAAGATTGTTGACCAACCCCGAGATTGTGCCGCCACCGACGGAACCGAGGCCGGGGACGCTAATCTCCGGAATCTTGAAGTCGAGTTTCGACCACAGGTTACGCACCCGGTCGATGACGCTTTTGAACTGGTTGTAGATCGGGTTGAACAGGCCTCGGACTGCGGAAGCGATCTGACCTGGCAGGCGTCGGAACGCTGAGACCATAGCGCCGAGGCCACGGGTGACAGCGCTCTTGATGGCATCGAGGCCTCGTGAGGCGAACGTCCGCAGCGCCGTCCACAGTCCACCCCATACGGCTTTGAGGGCCGCTATGTACGTGCTGAACAGTCCTTGGATGGCGGTCCAACCGAGGCGAATTAGGGCCTGTATGGCGGCGAAGTTGTCGGAAGCGACCGCTTTAATAGCGCTCCAGAAAGCCAAGAACGCTACCTTCAGAATTCCGATGGCCGCACGGAACAGAAGCTTGATCGCTTCCCACCCCAGGCGGATCACGGACTTGATGATCGTCCATGCACCCTCAAGGATCTGAACGATCCCCGACCACGCCTCAGACCAGTCGCCCTGCATCAACGCGGTTACCGTCCTGATGAGGCCTTGAATGATGTCGAGCGCACCGCCGAGAACACCGATGACCGCCTCAAAGATCACGGTCACAACATTCAGGATCTCGTCGCCCCACCGCTCCCAAATGAACACGATCGCCTGCAACACCCGCTCCCAAACAGCGGCGGCCAGCTCGATGACCGAAATCATCGTCGCCCCGATCTGCTCCAAAACCGGCAGCACCTTCGGACCGAGCTCCTGAAACACAGCCCCGACCTTCGCAGCGAACTCCTGCGCCGCCGGGATCACATCATTAATCAGTATCCGGCCGAGCTCACGGACAGCGTTAGCCATCCGAACCGCAGCCGGAGAGAAATCTTCCTCAGCCGAACCAGTACGCAACACGTTGAAGAAATCGCCGACAGCGACCACGACCGGCTCAATAGCACCCAACACGTCATTCAGCGTTTGACTGACGCCGCCGAAAGCTCCACCGCCACCGGCACCGCCGAACAGTTCCCGCACCTTCCCAGCCACAGCCGAGAAAGTCTCCCCAGCCTCAAACGCCACCCGCGCTACCCGAGAAAAGAACCGGCCCACACCGCCCTCGCCGAGGTTGGCGAAATAGGCGTTCATCTGCTCCGTGTCACCCTGCAAGAACGCCAGAGCAACACGGAACGCATCGACAGCCTTAGAGACCACATCACCAATCGCGTCGAACGCAGGACCGAGAGTCCTGCCGACAACATCGGCAACCCGTTCGATAACGGGTATCACGATGTTCGACATGAAATCGGCGAGCTTCTGCAACCCCTGGCGCCGGAACGCCTCGAGCTTCGTCCGTAGATTGTCGTTCAGTTCGGTGTCGAGCTGGGCCGCAGCGCCTTCAACGTCATCGAAACCGGCGCCCATGTCCTGCAGCGACTGCAGGAAATCAGGTATCTTCGTTACTCCGAGATCTTCAAGCGGAGTGCCAAACAAGGCAATAGCGTTAGCTGCCTGCTCGCCAGGGTCCTCAATCGAAAGTAGGCCTTCAACAATTACTTGTGTCGCATCCTGGGCTTGCGCTCCACCTTCCAAGAGGGCGTTGGTGAGGTTCTTTAGGTTCTCCTCGCCGCCGTAGCCGATAGCGTCGAAGGCTGTCGTCGTAGCCTTCGATCCGTCGGTCGCCCGTATCCCGAACTCCTTGATCGCATTGCCAAAATTGTCGAGCGAAAACTCACCCTTAGAAGCGGCCTCGGTGAGTCCACCGAATATCTCCTCAGTGGTGAAACCGAGACTGTCGAGGAACACGCCGTACTCCGTGACGGCCTCGGCCATCGGGTCACGCATATTCGACGGGAGCTGTTGAAAGCTAGTCGTAAGAAGGTCAAGCGATTCTTCGACCGAACCGGTAAACCCCTCTGTTTGGAACTGCTTAGCGAGCTGCAGGTACTCACCCGCTGCACCCTCAAAAGCGACCCCCATCGAGAACGCTTGCCCAGAGATAGCTTCCAGATCGTCAGTCGAGATATCGAGCGCTATGGCGTCAGCGACAACATCGGCAACATCGTCGAAAGACTCGCCGTAAGCGTTGGCGTAGAGACTGCCAGCGATACGGCCGAGCTCCTCGGCCTCAGCACCCGTAACGCCAAGCTGGGCCGACAGTTTGTCTTGTGCGGCGCCGATGTCCAGGGCAGCGCCGAAAGCGTCACCGAGGCCGTTAGCGAGCGCCAGGCCGGCGCCAGCGCCGAGCCCTGCGAACAGGCCACCGATCGATTTGCCGAAGGCACCGACTTTTTTGGATGCGTCTTTGAAGTCGGCGTCTCCGACGATGCGAACAACGAGAGGTCTACTTGCCACGTTTCTTGGCCGCTTCCTCTCGTGCCTTCAACACCGCGTCACGGTGATCGATCAACGCCAACAACTCACCCGAGTCCAAATCCCTGAACCCGCTAGGTGTCAGCCCGCCTTCGTAGAAGTGGACCAACGATGCCATCAGGTGGTTTCGGTAGTCTCGCCTTCGTTGTCGTCGCCGTCCTTCTGGCCCATGCTGGCCAAAGGGATCTCCCCGGCCTCCTCAAGCGTGAGGTCCGGGTAGTCCGGCTTGAGAGCGACGTAGATCATTGCCCTGTTGATGTGGCCGGAACGTATCCGCTTGCCGTCATCATCGAACATGGGCTTGCTACCGGCAGGCTTGATGATGTTGCCGGCCTCGTCCTCGGTGGGCATGTTCTCTTTGCGGTTGGCCATCAACCGGTCGAAGTCGGCGTTGAGGATTTCTTCCATCTCGATCTGTTGATTCGAGTTCAGATCGCCGAAGTCGATTACTACTTCGTCAGGTACTTCAGTCATCGGGGATTTTCTTTCTTTGTCGGGGTTCTAAATAACTCGAGGCAGCTTGTCGGCCTCATCTTCAAACGCTTCGATAATCACACGCTGCCCGCCTGCATCCTCGGCCGATTTGAACGCCCAAGGGTTAGCGATCACGAAACCACCCTGCGGCCTCGACAGATCGCCGAACTCGTGGTTGCGGGCATACGGCGCCCGGGCGCCACCCCAACGCAACACAGCGCCAGCCTTCGTGCCAGACGTGCGCCCAGTGCGCCGCAACGCACCAGACGCCTCAGGCGTCTTAGGATCGGCCCGACGGAACACCGCATCAGCAACCCGCTTATGCGCCGCCTTCGTCGCAACCTTGTCCTCAAGGCCCTTGACACGGCGCGCAGCTTCCTGCGCGCCGTCGACCTCGACCTTCGTCACTACGGCAGGGCAGGGCCGTCAGGGTGAGTGAACACCGCAGCGGCAGGCACGTCCGTCTCGGTCGCCTCGCCGCCCTTCACCGGCAACGTCAACTCGATGACGCTGTTCTCGTTCTTCAGGTAATGCGACCGGGGGCGCAGCTGCCCGAACTGGACGATGCCAGACTCCTCGAAGTTGAGCGGCCCGACAGCGCCAGAGAAATCGTTCACCGTGGCAAACGTGACCTCGGAACGCTGAAACGGTGCCAGCGCAGTGTGGAGCTCGTTCGACCAGCGCAGCGACAGCACGTACTCCGATGACGCCTGGCCGTAAGCCTGGCCGTTCGGATCGCACGCCGTGTCGATGTCGACCAGCTCGGCGTCGCCGGACCCGTCGAGGTTCTGCAAAGCGCAGCGAACCTGCACCGCATCAGCGCCGGTCGCGACTCCGTTCTTGGTGTGGTCCTCGTGGTGATTGAACACGAAGGAGATGTTGCCGTCCGAAATGTACGGAGCGGCATTGATCGAAACAACAGCCATTTTCAGTCCTTAGCTTTCTAGATGTATCTCTGTACGAAGAACCGACTGAGCGGCCCACAACTCTTGACCCGCATTAACCTGCAGGAACCTAAACCCACCGACACGCTCAAACACCGGAACCGGCGCCTGAGGCACCCACAACGGGTCATTGACGATCGGCCGCAACGGCCGACGGCCAGCAACATAATTCGACCAGTGATCGGCCAGCGGGCCGACATGATCGGCCCCCGGCGCACCAGCAGCAAACAAAACCTCGAACCGGCAAATCGCATGACAACCAGGAGAATCCTCGGTCCCATCGATAAACGGTTCATCCTCAAGCAACGTGACCGTCGCGCCGTTCCCGACCTCCCACGGCCAATGAGCCGTAGCAGGCGTAACACCAGAATGCTCACCGAAACCACGGGCCAACTCACGGAGAATCACGTCACGCAGCACCGTCACCGGGCCGTGAAAATCCCGCAACTGCATCAGGCCACACCAACCCGCAGCCAGTTAGCCAGAAGCTCGCGGACATCGGGGTCATACTTTGATACTCGGATGGCGCCGCCAAACGCCGAAGCGCCCAACGTCCCATCAGGCGACATGCGCCGGCGGTACAGGCGTGCGGCGTGCATCGTCGTCGCCAGATTCACCCTCACCGGAACATCACACAACACCGGCACGACACCGTCGGCCAGGGCCACACCATCGGCATCAACGTTGACACCATCGGCGTCCTGAAGGATGTACGGCAACCCGGTGTCTTCGCTTATGTCATCGATCGCCGCCAACGTGGCCAGCTCGAGCGCACCAGTGTTCGCCGTCTCGTCTTGGCCCATCGCCGCGCCGACACCCTCGGAATGCGCCCACTGCTGAACGTCCTCATATGTGGGCCACGGGCAGTGCGGCACATTACTACGCTTCAGGTTCTCGGCCCGCGCCTCGTCCGCGCTAACCGCAGAACAGGCACAGAAGCTCGTACAGCCACAAGTTAGAAACAAGTTGCGAACCACCCAATCTTTGTGCTGGTCGGCCACACGGGAGCCGTAGGTCCCGGAGACGCCCCACGCCTGCCGGGTCCACTCCTGAAAAGCCACTAGCCCTCGACGTCAGCCTTGGCCCTGGCGGCACGCTTCTTAGGCTCAGCTACAGCGGCGGCCTTGCGCTTCAGGAACTCGCCCATCGATTCGACGACGAACCCACCGGCCGATGCCGACTGCGCTACAGCTGGGCGTTTGCCGTCGTGCTCTTTGAGGTACGAACCCATCGTTCCAACCTTGAAATCAGTCATCGTTCAAACTCCTAAATAGAAAACCGGGGATCCCCTGGGGCAACAAAAACCCCGGTAATCACCGCCCCAGGGGAGAAACACCAAGGTCAGACAGTGACCTGAGCAAACGCCTCTTCACACTGGATGGCAAAGCCAACCATGCGCTCAGCCAAGATCAGGACCAGGTTCCGACGGAACCAGTCTTTGTGCTGATCAGCGAAGTAAACCTGGATCGGTGAAGCGTCGGCAATCATCGCCCAACGGAAATCGCCGATCAGCTGAGTGCCCACAGGAACAGCCTCGGTGATGACCGGAGTCATCCCCCAAGGGTTCAGGTTCGCTGGCGAAGACGCCGGCCCGCCGAACTGCCAGTTGCCGTTGCCATCGACCGAACCGAGGAACTCGGTTGAGTTCCAATCGACCGGGTTGATGATGATCGCCGACGGGTTGAACATTCCCTCGAACGACTGGGAGATAAGGCCCATTGCCGAGAGGATCGCCTGGAAGCGGTTACCGCCACCGACTGACACTGAGTGAATGTTTGCGTAGGGGTTGGTCGTGTTGAACACGCCCCGCAGGTTCGGGCTGGTGCCGTCGCCCTGCAAGAAACCAACCTCTTCGTTGACGCCGAGGCCGTCGACAAGAAAGGTCCTGACCACGTTCTCAACCCGAGGTGCGACCACAATCGACTGCCGAGTCATCGGCACCCAATGGGCGATCGTCTCGACAGTGCCAGTCACAACATCCCAGTCAAGGGCCGACTCCGGCTTGTAGCCGTTCGCCGCGTCCTCCGGGAGACCGTCAGCGGTAGAGGTCGACTCGGCAACAAACGCAGCGTTGTTGGTTCGCGACGTCAGCACCGGGTACTTCCACCCGACGCCTGATACCTGCTCGACGTTGCAAATCTGCCGCATCCAAGTGCGCCGCATCGGCGCCTTGTCGAGGCCCGGCAGAGTAGTCGGTTCCACGAGGGGAACGCCACCGGTGCCGGTCGAGACGTCTGGCGATGTGATCAGAGCGTTACTGATCATGCCGTTACGGTCGAAGTTGTTGAACTCGAACTTGCCAGACTGGCCGTGCCAGTTGTCCGACAGGGCACCATCGACGCCCTTGGCCTGCTGTATCTCCTGGTAGGCGGGCGAGTTAACGAACGCCTCACCCATCGACATGCCGTTGGTCGGGAGAGTGATGCCGGACTGGGCCGCCATCTTCTCCTCGCGAGACTCGCCCTCGGCGGGTGCGTTCAGGCCGAGGCCCTTGAAAAACTCGCCGGTTGCCTTCAGTGAGCCAGACGCCTCGGCCTGGGTCTTCACCTGGGCCATCAGTTCGCCGGCCTCATTGGCCATTGCCTGCAGCTTCACGAGGTCGTCAGACGACGGTTCGCTATCGGTAAACGATGCCTCGAAATTGACGGCCTCGGTGTACTTCTCTTCAGCGCGTTCGCGCAAAGTCAAACCACTCATGCGGTTCGCTCCTTCTCTATCAGAATTTTCGGTTGGCTAAATTTGGGCGAAATCCGCAGCAAGACGCTGCAGCCTCATCCCAGCAACCACCCGCTCAGCGCGCAGCCTCGCCTCGGCGCCTGCGGCCGTAGCGGCAGGGACCTCGGCGTCGGGGCATGCATCACTGGTGGAATCAACACCGGCAGCGCCATTGCTGCCAGCGACTTTCCCGAACAAAGCAGCGTCCCACAAAGCCGTGGGTTCGCCTCCATCGCTGTCCGGTTTCGACTTCAACGGGGCAGCCCGATCGGCAAGCCCGCGCTCCACGGCCTCGGCCGCGTACATCCAAGTTTCGTTCCGCATCAACTGCCGGAACTCGGCGACATCGCCACCAGCACGGGCAGCGTAAAACTCTGCGATCATGTCCGACGCCTTATCGAGCCGGGAAGCGTAAGCTTCCAACTCCTCGGCGTTGCCCCAAGTGACACCCCAAGCATCATGGATCATAAGCTCGGCGCCACGGTTCACCGTGACCGTCTCACCCGCCATAGCAATAACCGAGGCAATCGAATACGCCGCCCCATCAACCACAACGTCAACCGCCGCAGGATGATCGGCGATCAGGTTATGAATCGCTAGACCCTCGGCGACTTCACCGCCGGGCGAATTGATCCGAACTGTCAGGCGTTCGACGTCGCCGATCTCGTCGAGGCCAGCGCGGACATCGTCCGCGCTGATACCCCAGTATCCGCCCCATGAGTCGATGGCATCGTAGATCATGAGTTCGCCACCCGATGCGGTAGCGGCGCCGGTGTCGGCCTGTTCTTCGAACAGTTCAGCCTTAAACCTGGCGCCGTCCGGCCGTTCAGCCTTGACGATCTTGTCGGCCACGTCCCGAGGCATCGCCCCGGCGACGACTGAGGCTTTCATAGCTCCGCGCTTCTGATGCAGATTCATAAATCCAGCTCCTTCAAGCCCGCCCGCAAATCCTTAACCGACCCACCAGCACCCAACAAACGCCCATGCAAACCAGACACCGCCTCCGCAGCAGCCGCAGGCAAACCCTCAACCACAACCGCCACATCAACGCCCTCAAGCGACTCCTGCCGAGACAGGCGCCCCATCACCGTCGAGGCCGCCGTCCGCGCTGCAGGCGAATCCTCGGCATCGTCGACGCCGCCGACCGAGCCGTCCTTATCCAGATCACGGCCGCCAGCCTCATCCAACGCCACAAGCGCCGCATTCACCAACGGACGATCACCGCCAGGGAGCGGCACCAAATTATCCTCACCACGAATCTCATTGACAGTCCGCTGGGCAGTCTGCAACTGAACTGAACGGGTCTGCGCCAACGCCTCCGGTGAACCACGCAACACCTTCGACTCCATGTGATCCATGAAGAACGCCGAACCGTAATCAGGTTCACCGCCCGCACCATGACGGCCATCACGCAAATCGTGATCCACCACCGACTCAAACCGCCGCAAATGCGGCTGCATCGTCGTGCGCAACACATCCCGCAACAACTCTTCAACGTTGTTGAAAGTCGCCCGCTCCAAATCATGCAACGCCGGCGGAGTCAAATCGAACACCGCACCAACCTCACGGTCAGTCAGCTTCCGCAACTCCAAATACTCCAGGCCCTTCTCGATCCGAAGTTCCTTGATATCAACGCCGCCATCGAGAACCAAAGGTTTCTGCCAGTTCGCAACGCCGCCATGCGCCGCCTGGACCTTGTCTTGAATCTGCTGGATAATCGCCGGACGGTTAGAGAAATCGTCGTCAGAAGTCAGAGCGAACGCAGGCCGCGCCCCCCGCTTCCACATCGACTCCATAGCCTGCCTGGCCGAACCGTCATCCTCAAGAGTCCCACGAAGAGACTCCAACTTAGAGAGACCCCACTCTTCGTTGTCGGGGTTGAAGTTCTTCAACACCACAAGGTCACGGCGCGCTATCTGAAACTCCACACCATGCGCCAACTGATACCACCAGAAGCAACCCGTATCAAGCTCGTGCTCAGTCAGCCTGGCCCGGTCGGCGACCTTCCAACACTGCCCCTGCTCCGCGCCGTACCGCATACGCCCCGGGTGAAACACCAACAACTCGGTAGGGCGGCCGAGGCCATCGCGCTGCTTGGCCGCAAACGCAGTGCCATGCAGATAGTAGAAATGTAGGAACCGATCCCAGAACTCGGCCGCAGACATCCGAGACGGGCAAGGGTCCGCCATCAACCTGCCCAGCGGAGAGTCAGGCGCTTCAGACTTCACGCCATCAGACGCCCGCCTGAACACACCAATCGGGATCATCGCGTGAAGCGAAGAGAGCTTGTCGACCACTTTCCGCACCGACGGCTGACACCGATACATGTGGTCATAGGATGATTGCCGGTACAGCGTCAGTAGCGGGTGGGCAGCGTTACCGCCGGCCCCAGTCCACTCGAGCGGCGACGACCACGGCCCAGTGGCCGATGTCGTGACCGTCTGGCCGCCAGTGCCGAAGACGGCCACTAGCTCACCCCGGTAGAGAACTTGACCTGGCCAGCCGGGATACTCACATGATCGATCTGCTCAGCGTGCTTCGTCGCACCGTCAGTAAACATCGCCGAACGGCCACCGACCGACTCGAGCCGGACCATCTTGTCATCCCACGCCACCACAAGCCCCTGATAGCCGTCGCCATTGAGGTCGTTAATCAACGCCCACTCGCCAATTAGATCGTCACGGCACGACGACTGCAGCGCGTCCACAGCCGCGCTCAGCCGCGCTATCTCGCCCTTCTGATCATTGACAGCGGCCTTGATCTCATCGACACGGACCCTGTGGCCCTCGGCGTTAGCCTCAGCCAACTGGCGCCCAACGTTGGCCCGGCGGGCGCCCAACGCCCACACCACAGGCATGACACCGACGGCCGTGGCCAGCAGCACTACAAGCACGATGACCATCATCAAACCTCGATCAATCCCAAGAGAACAACCCGCCACGCTCCAACACCGGAGACCCCGCCGCCACAGGCTCATCAACCAACAACGCCGCCCCACCAAGAGCGACCGTCCCCGCCTCCAAAGCCCCCACAGACTCGGCCCCATTCGCCCGAACCCAACACCACAAATCACGCAACGGCCTCGTCTTAGCCTCAGCCAACGCCCCAGCAAACTCCGCCTGGCCACGATGCCACAACCGGCCCTCACTGACCGCAGAAGCCAAACGCCCACAAGCGCTCGCATACTTCCCAGTGCTCAACGCCTCAACCTCAAAACCAGCCGCCTCGAGATCGGGCACCAACGCAGCCGCAGGGCCGCCACCATCGAGAGCGACAGACCGCAACGCAGCGTGAGCACCAAACATCTCGACCACAGCACCAACAACCCACGTCGTACCGCTCGCAGTCTTTGCGTGGTCAACATGCCAATCACCATCGCCACGCCGCCCAGCGACAACCAACGTCGAAAACCCCAGGTCCGGGTCAACAGCGACACCGACGACAGCGCCCGACTCGATCGAGCTCGCCGGGTCGATCTGCCGTTCCCACACCTCGGCCGCGATCTCCTTCTGGCACTCTTCGTCCTCACCCATATCAGTCTGGTTGAGGAACGCCCGCCTGAAATCCCGCTCAGGCAACTTCAAAAACCCGGCAATACGCTTCTCAGTAATCGTATGACCGAGCGCAGGCATCACCTGCCGCCAAACCTCACGGTCCCGATAATCGCACTCGTCGTCAGCCGACCACTCGATGTGACAAACACCATCAGTCACACCCTCAGCCACCGCCTGGCGGCCGAGCTGCTGATGGTGATTCAAGTAAACCGACTTCTTCTTACCGGCAGTCGAAGCCACCCAAAGCTGCGGCGACCAAACCGTCGACATCGTCGGAACAAAACCCTGATCAACATCATGCGACCGGTGAGCGAAAGCCTCATCCAAAACCACCATGTGGTTCGTGTCCGAATGGCCCGCCTCTTCACCGACCGCAGACAAAGTGAACAGGCTGTCAGTCTCAAAAAACTCGATCGACTCGTTACCGCTCGAAGTCGCAACGTGATAGTCGCGCCCCTCCTCGAGCAGCTTCACCGCCCTCAACCGAGGCAGCATCTCCCGCTTCCATTTCTTGCGGGCCAGCTTCAATTCCTGGGCCGTGTAGACCACGTTCTGCCGCTGAAACTTCAACAGCCGCCAGAACATCACCGCCATAATCAGGCTCGACTTGCCGTTCTGGCGAGGAACCATCAACACCACGGTCTCGTAAACGAGCTCCCCAGTGTCAGGATCGTACTCGAGCGTCACATCCAAGACGTGCCGCTGCCAAGGCATCATCTCCCAACCCAACCGCCGAGCCAGATTAGCGGCATCACCACCGTAGGTAGGGCGGTCAGTGCGAGGCGTACCGAACGTCGGCGCCGGGAAACTAGCTGAACAGACCTTCTCGATTGTCTTCACGGCAGAACTTCTCCAACGAATCGAGCAAGCCACGCAACTCCTTAGACACCGCAGCCGGCGCAGGCCGCTCACTCGACGGAGAATCAAGTTCCTTCGCAAGCGTCATAGCCATCTCAGCCCGGGCCAAGTCGGCCTCGGTCACACCATCGCCGGCCACCTTCGCCACCACAGCAGCCACGCTCGACTCGACCGACCGAGCCGACTCAAGGAACTTCAGCCGCTCAACAAGCTGCACTTTCGTCATCGAAGAGAAATCCACGGCAATCCTTGACATCAACCCATCGGGGCACTAAGGGCAAACGGTCGGATCTCGCCAGATTTCGCTGTATGTATGCG